CATTTCACCAGGTGGGACAAAGTCGCTCATTTCTGTCGACTTCGACGCACTAGTGAACTTCATTTTAAAAACGACATCACAAATCATCTGATACGTATTATTATTGTAATACTCAGCAAATCGCGGTTTAACAGAAGCGAGCATATCATCGCCATACGTTATAGGCAATACATTTTCAAAGAATTCGTGGTTCTTAGTAACCTCGCCAGCATACCATGCATACATAAGCATGATAAGGCCTTTTAGGGAATTATCTTCCGCCGTGGCATACTTGCCAGATGGTTGAAGTCCTGGAATCACAAACAAATCTTTGTTAATAGCAACGGTAGGATAAAGATTATCTGACAAGGCTCCAGCAACAGCTTGAAGGGCCTCATCCGAATATCCCATACGTTGACAAACCTGATAAACCACCTCACACGCACTACGAGCAATATCAAAAGGCATCGACTGATCATAAGCCCCATAATCTCCCTCCATAATAAGTGGTGAAAATTCTGTGAGCTTCCGATATAATTGGTCAGCGCCCGTGTGCATATCTATGCCCACAGCAGTACAAAACAAATCAGGAAATTCCACCATACGAGTATAGAACGGCGCCAAAACCATTCTATTCACGATCAATGAAGGAAGATTGGACATGAAGAACATGCGTGTTTTCCCCGCATATGCTTTCTCCATAGTCCTAGGTTCATCCTTCAATGACCCTATCACACATGGGTGGAATGTTTCACCAGACATATACCTATCAAAGCACATATTTATATCATTTAGAACTTCAACAGAAGGGGCTCGTAATTGAAGCTCTTCATCAATAATCGGTAGATACTTCGTCTTAGACCCGGGATATCCCGCGCCACCAGACGTCGAGGCATTGACTCTTCTCAGGTAATCATCACCCACACATCCATTAATCGCAGTATCCATATCATAAGGTTGTAACCCATCAACGCCCTCATTACGCAAACCATTAACTATCCTATCCACAAGGGACGCTACAACTTTCCGCAGCACGTCCCTACGTAGGACAGCGGTGGGACGTACCATACCTTTCAAGGCTAAGTTATAAGGAGACACAAAAGTGCCATCTCGTTTTATAGGTCTCATCAATGGAGGAGCAAATACCTTAGTCATCGGTAAGTCAACATCTTCAAACAGTTGTTCAATTTCTCCACTCATTGAAGATTGAAGGAGTTTAGAGCGCTTATTAACACTTACACTCCCTGGTAATTTACCATAATATTCCAATCCAGATGTATCTTCATACCAAACCGGAGACTTAGACAATGGCATATCAAGATCCTCACTAGAAATCGTACCTTTTGATAAGGGTACAAAATTTCTAAAAGAATAATGATCCTCTAATGCTTTATCCAAATCTTCAACATTAACCCGCATGGCAAACGATCGGGGAGAGCCCGCTGCCCCTGCCATGTGTATACCATAAATGAAGGATCCATTCGGAGCTTCTCCACATATAGGCACTCCACAATGTCCATTACGATGAGAAGGCCAGTTATATTCATAACCTTGTGCCTCAGGAAGCTGAATAACTCCCAAATGTGTATTATTTATTTCATAACCTTGTGTAGTCTGAAATATGCGAGTTTGATGATCTCCAACTATAGCGCGCATGCTCGCACTATGGTAATTGGAATTAACGAAATGTTTCCGAATATCTCTAAATTGTATCTTATTAAGACAAACCAGAGCGCCATCAACACCAAACCTAGTCACTTCATTAATATTAATCAAAGTATCGACGGTGAGAGCTTCACTATCATCCACTCCACCCTTGGTGGCGACGCTAATAACAACGTCCTCACTATCACCACACAAAGCATGGTAGTTAACCAGACAAACATCTCCACATATCCCTAACACATGTGTCGTGCAACTGGCGCGACCCTTACGTACATAAGCAAATCTCACGTTACGTAAAACAGCATCATTAAGAGATACATAATCACCAGTAAAAATAGGAGGTTTGAAGTCTAACGACATGCAATTCCAACGTGCATGCACCTTGGACTTCAGCCTTCTGTACGACTTACCTGCATGAAACGATCGCTCAAGATCATTCAAGGCCGCCTGTTGCATAGGTGTTGTGTTTGGTGTAAAATGAATTGATTCCTCAGTAGCAAGTTTTTTCACTTGCACAGTATATCGACGATACAAATAAACAATTGCCGTCACACCAGCTGTAAGCAAGGCTATACGTTGTGCAATCTTGTAACCTGAGGCACCAGCCCCAAAAGGAATCACCTTACCCGTAAAAGCTGCTTCAACACAAGCATAATTATAACACAAGTTAGTGTCAACTTTCCTCACAACAAATGCAAATGCTGAGTCAATAATATATCCGGCGCCCCAGTATCCTGAGACACCCGCCAATGTGTAATACAATAAAATCAACATACCATAAAACACATATTGCTGAGTCCCAAGATAACAACACACAAACGCAAGAAACGCAGAATACTCAATACTGGACAACTTGTGAAGTAGTCTTTTACTACCTCGAGTACGAAAAAATGCCCATAGCCATAGTGGAGCCTGACCAATGGCAAAAAACCACGGAAAGCCCAACAACACAATCAGTACACTAGTGAGAGCAATGTTTACGAGTCGTCGGGATTTAATGTCACGGCTAATCAACCAAAAAGTTGTTGCACTAAACCTCAACCCGAGTGTCAATAGTAGAAAAAACAACATATATCCAATAGCTGGTAAAACGTTATACAACGTACGCAAATGGTCAGACATCACCAAAGGATCAATCTCATTTGCCTCTGCCTCCAAACCTCGCTTCGCCACCCTAATCACATCCATGGACAGCTCACCACTATTAAATTCCTTAATGGAGCGCTGTTCAATCTCAATATGCGATTTGAAGCGATTGTACAGAACTTTGGTCATTTCATAAATATCCACATTACTAGCCAAAATCCTATCCTGAGATTGGATAGCATTAATGGGATCTTTAATTATAATGTCAAAAAACCAGCGATCCAATCGATTAGAATCATGTTCATAAGATCGATTGTGATCTATACCACAGGTGCCATCACGCCTCGTAAACTCAGGCTTAACACGAGCACTTATATAGATAAAACGACGCCGGACCGCAGCCGGATTAGTTAAACAAACATCCAGGTTAAGTTCTGGATTATTCGTATCCATAATTACCATACCAGGTGTGGCAAAAGTCTTCCCCTTATCTTCAAATGCCATATCACACGGAAACGGATTAGTATCAATAAGAGATGTAAATTCATCAAGTCGTGGATCCCCTTGATTCCCCACTATATTCCTATGGGTACGACCCATCTCTGAATAATGGACAACAGCATGGGATAAAGGATTATAACCCTCCCAATATTGCGACGTAATATTACGCGTATACATAAGACCATCAGTGTGCTCAATACCTATCACATCGCAATATATTTGCAATATGTGATAAAGTATTTTACTCTTGCCAACTTGTGGCGCGCCATGTAAAACTACACCAATGGGAGCTTGTCGTCGATTGCCCGTAAATCCACGCCGAAGGTCCATCTCAAGACTGCGAATGTTGTTATACATCTGCTTGAACATTACATACTTCACATGAGTGGAGGGAATAGACGGCAAGAGAGTTTCTCCTTGTTTAAGAAGATCGCACACTTGCCTAGAATACTCGGTGATACTCGTCATTCCATCTACATGGAGGCCAGTATACACCAAATCCCTTCGAGCCAGGATATCATATCCTGTACTTACAAACGTCGATACTGGATCTGATCCAAATAAAAGACCGGACACACTAGCGCCCGATCGTATATTTTGTGCATTACGCATCATGCCTTCCACAGATTCTAAGACGTACTTAAGAAATTCAAGCCCTGTCCGTTTCTGGGGTTTACCCAAAAAACTAACAATTCGCGAACTAACGTCCTTATCAAAGAATTTATAAGACACCAAAGTCAACACGAGATCCCGCAGCCACATAACCGCTTGCGAGTCTAACAAAGTAGAAGCAAAAGCAGGTGCTGATGTCAAGTCAAGGGATTCAGTGACTAAATCTATATCTGATGGCGCAAAAACCTTGGGAACGACATCCCCTATACGGGTAATGACGTCCCCCAATGTGTCTGAGATATTAGGTATACCCACAACATTAATATATTGCAAGACACACGACACACGCATTGAGCGAGATTGTGCCGCATGAAGTTGATAAATGAGAACAACCGATCCCAACACTATACGGACACTATCATCCGTAAAAACACTGGAATCAACGCCAAAATACGTATGCAAGTATGTGGATAGATGGTCAATCGACATCTCTCCATCAATACTAGGAAAC